AACGCTCAAAGCTCAATACTGAGGTGATATGGCAACCGAAATAGGCTCGATATTCTGGAAAATTGGGGCTGATCTTGGCGATCTCGTAAAGGGATTGAAAGACAGTAAAAAACAAGTAACTGGATTAGAAGATGATATAAAACCGTTCAACACTGCATTAGATAAGATGGAAAGTGAAGCAAAAGATGCTGCTACTGCGTTGGATAAGATGGAAAGTAATCTTGATGACGCGGGAAATACAGCAAGATCTTCCGGTGATAAATTTGATAGTTTGATGAATGCTTTTACTGGAATTAATCAAGCTGTTCAATTAGCACAAGAAGCGTATGCAGTGTTGGAAGGTGTATATGATAAGGTCATTACCCAAACGGTTGATTATGCCGAACAGGTAAGGGAACTTTCACGCGCCATTGGTGCAACACCCACAGAGGCAAGCAAACTGATTCAGGCGGCGGATGATGTCAAGGTCAGTTTTGAGGATCTGAATACCGGCATGAATATTGCCATCAGAAACGGGCTTGAGCCAACTGTAGAAGGAATGGGCAGGCTTGCGGATGAATACATGGCGATTGAAGATCCGATAGCGCGCACAAAGTTCCTGCTTGATAACTTCGGGCGGTCAGGTGCTAACCTTGCGCCTCTCATGGAACTTGGGGCGGATGGCATAAAAGAACTTGGTGACGCAGCTGAAGAAACAGGGCTGGTGCTGGATCAGAAAGCCATTGATGCAACGCGTGAATATGAAATAGCTGTTGACGGCTTGACAGACAGTTTGAATGGATTTGTAACTGTAGTGGGGTTGAAAGTCATTCCAACTATAAATGATTTGCTCAACCAGGTGGCTGATTCTGCTGCTATTTCTGGAATGCGCGAAGAAGTGATGAATATGGCAGATGCGTTGTTGGCGGCTGGTGTTATCACTGACACACAATACAACGCAATCATGATGGAATCCTACAACCGTAATAAAAGCACCGCTGAATCCATCGAATATCTGTCAGGCACTTTAGAGATGCTGAAAGGCAAGTATGCAGACACCGGCGCGGTAGTCAGCACAACTTCCGAAGACATGATTCAAGATTCCATCAATGCAAAGTTAGCGGCTGACACGCTCAATATGGCAAAGTTGGATGACGTTAGAAAAGAGTATGAAGACACCGCAGCCACACTAAACGATAAACTCGCGCTTGCTTATGACGCAGTTGCAACGGCTGAACAGAACTGGCGATCAGGCGCAGCTGGACAGATCAAAGCAGGACTTGATAAGGAATTACAAGAGAAGACCATAAGCGTTGACGAATACAGAGTAGCGCTTGAAACTTTGGACTCTACGTTTGGCACGGGCTTTGCGATTGACTTTGAGATGAAGGAACAAATCCCCGACCTTGTCAAGGCACTGCTTGAGGATCCTGGTAAGTTTGTTGAAGATGCAAAGGCTTTTGAAGATTACTTCATGCCCTTGTCAAAAAGTGTACAGGACGCCAAAAGCGAAGTTGAAAAATTACAGGCTGACCTGAATGCCATTGAACGTGAATATGTGGCAAAAATAAAACTTGTAACACTTGGCAGTGCTTATCTTGGTGAAGGCGGTGATACAGAAGAAGGACGCGCTTCAGGTGGTCCAGTTGACCCGACCAAACTCTATATGGTTGGTGAAAAGGGACCGGAACTTTTTGTACCTGATACCGCTGGGGTGATCGTGCCTAACAACAAACTGAACTTTGAAGACATAGTGGCGCAAAATTCAAACAGACTGACGCAGGTGGATAATTCAGAATTGCTTACAGAAATACTTCAGGCGTTGCGCTCTCAACCTTCTGCTATGAGAGTTGCGCTTAAAGAAGCTATGGCAGCGGTGGGTGCATAATGAGTGAAGGCATAGTTCACGCTTTTTACATTTTGACCGAGCCTGAGAATGGCACTTGGCTTGATGTGACAGATGATGTACTTTATCGAGGGCGCAGGTGGACGCATGGCATTATGAGCACGCATCCACTTGAGAAAATAGCGAGCGTTGGCACGGCTCAATTCATGCTTAGAAATGACAGTCTGTCTGGTACTGAGTATCGCTACACGCCAGGACACGCCAACTGTATCAGTGGATTTTCTACTAAAACAAAAGTGAAGATCACGGCAACCTGGAGCGGTCACACTAAGACTGTTTTTCTGGGCTGGATTCCGCCTGATGGTATTGTGCAACCTTACGCGGCTAATCAAGCGAACATTGTCAGCGTGGTTGCCTATGATTTTATGTACATGATTCTGAATCATACCGTGACGCTGGCAGAGATAAGCACAGATAAGACTTTGGGACAGGTTGCAAAAGAACTGCTTGATTTATTAGAGGTGGGTCCATCCCGTGTTGATTATGGCAATTTCAGTGAAGAGTTTGAATCCACCAATGAAACAGTGAGGGAAAATACCAGCGTTTATGCAGAACTGAATAAGGCTGTATTGAGCGAAATGGGCTATGCCTATTTGAAATATGAGCATGATTCTGGAGCGGATGACATTCTGGTTATTGAGGGGCGGAATGATAGAAACGCGGTTACAAAATACAGCATCGTTGCGCCTGGTGACGGGGAAGGCACCTGGTATTTAAACACAGAGGCAGGCGAAAGACTTAACTGGGAAATCGCCGATGATCCTGTAATCTATCAGGGCGATCTTGTAGCTGAATACATGATCTCTTTTGACAAAGTTGAAGATGTTATGCGTTATGGGGTGGTGAATGGCGCGCACTTCACGAACAGGGTGCTTGGAAAGTGCTATCCTAAAAAGGTCGGCACTACTACAGAAGTTTATCGGATGGTAAATCCTCTCAGCCTAAAGGCGGGTGAAACAAGAGAAAACTTGCGCATCCGCTATTTGGTTGAGGATGGTTATGTGGCGGTTGCAGCGACCAATGTCGGAGTGAAGGGTACGCCGACCATGTTCAGCGATAGGGGCGGAACTGCAACGGATTTGACTGCTGACTTAACTGTGAGCGGCACTTATGGAGCTGCGGATGCTTACCTGACGCTTGAGAATTCTGGAACGGTTGACGGGTATGTGATAGGTGCAAGTGGGGATCCTGGTCTTTATCTTGAAGGTGATCCCATTTATATCGGTGACACTATCACGCAGGTTATTGACATACCGACTGCTGGGGCTGAGTATTACGGTAAGTTAGAGATGGTATTGGATCAAAAGTATCAAAGTGATCCTGAGCGGAACTACGACCAAATCGCGGTGCTGGCATCGCGCTATTCTGAGCGCATCAATACAATTCAAGACATTGTGTTCTGTGCAAATACAAGTTCTGTGCTTGCCGGTCTTTATATTCTGAACGATGTGGGCAGTAAAATTCCATTGAATTATCAAGGGGCTGGCATTGAGGATGATTACTTCATTCAGGGCATAGAGGTATGGCAAGAGGGCACGGCGACCTACTGCAGATTTATAGTCAAATCCGCATCTTATGATAGTTATAGTTTTTGGGAATTAGGCGTCACAGGCGCAAGCGAACTTGGCGAAACGACTGTGTTAGGAGTTGAGGACTGATGACAACGTGGACTGAATTTCCTGGTGATCGGCAAAATGGCACCTTTATTGAATCAGACGGATATAACCAGATTGTTTATAACATTATAAACATCCATGAAAGGATTCAAACCCTGCAAGCACTTTATTCAAGCCTTATGCCGGTTGGCTCGGTCATGATTTGGTATGGCAACGTAGCTGATATTCCTGAAGGCTGGCAGTTAGCAGACGGCACAAACGGCACGCCTGACCTGCGCGGCAAGTTTGTCATGGGGCTTGCTTCTACTGATGACGATGATGATATTGGCACAAGCGGCGGCAATACCCAACACAGCCACGCGCGCGGAACGATCTCAACGGCTTGGAGTACGCACTCCCATTCAAGCGGTGAAGCGGCAACCTCTTACCCTTACGGCAGTACTACTGGGGTTAGCACAACCCCGTATGAAACGGCTGCGGCTTACTATTTTCATTATCACTCAGTAACCGCAGGTATTGGCAACGCTGGCAGTCATACTCACGGATCTAAACCAACTAACACATCCGATCACTTGCCGCCTTATACAAAATATTACTGGGTTGCTCGCATCCCGTCCATGTAGAAAAGAGGTCTTTATGTCTTATGTAGCACCATCAACTTTAACTCCAGGAATGACCGTAAAGGCATCCCATTGGAATAATTTAGTAAATAATCTGATTGATATGAATGACCGCATCACGGCGCTTGAGGCTGGCACGGCTGGCACGGCTGATTACAGTTCGTTTCCGCTTCTTGCGATTGTGGCATATAGCGGTGGATCTGCGACCTTACCGAGCGGGTGGTATGTATGCAACGGCGGAACGGTGGGTGGGACTGTGCTACCCGATCTGCGCAGCAAGTTTATTTATGGCGCTTCTGTGGACGGCGATCTTGAGGATACAGGCGGAACAGTTTCTCATATACACACAAACGAAGGCACTGGGTCGGATGGATCGCATAAACATACCGCAAGCGGAAGCACAGGCAGTGCTATTGGCGGGGCGTATGTGGAGGGAGGATCA